CCCTGGATTGCCTGGCACTGCTGGTGGTCCTGGAACTGGTGGAGTTGAGGGAAATGGTTGGCCAGCTGTTGACTATCCAAATAATCCAAATGGTGGGGGATATGGAGTTCCAACTTTATATACTCCACG